GATCGTGTCGGAGACATCGTGGACCCGATGGGCGCGAAGTTTGCAGCCGAGATTCCCCTCCTTTGGCAGCACCAGCACGACAAGCCAGTGGGCATGACAACCTTCGGGAAGGCCACGAAGAAAGGGATTCCGTTCGTCGCGAGCATCGCCTCGATTGCCGAGGCTGGCCCGCTTAAGGACATGGTTGACATGGCCTGGCAGGCGGTCAGGGCCAAGCTCGTCCGGGGTGTCTCGATCGGTTTTCGTGCGCTCGAGTTCTCCTTCATGGACGAAGGCGGCATCCGGTTCACCTCGACAGAAATCTACGAGTTGTCGCTCGTGACGATCCCGGCGAACGCCTCGGCCACGATCCAGACTATCAAGGCGCTCGATTTCCGCAAGGATGCCTCGGGCGCCGTTCGACTCATCACCCGCGCCGCTGAACAACAGCCGCGCGACGGCTCGATTCAACTGATTCGGGCCTCCTCTGGCAGCTTGCCGTTGCACGCACGCCCCTAGAGCTCCAAAGCAACCATTCAATTTTCAAGGAGCCATCATGGCATCGAAGACTTTCGCCGAACAGGTCGCGGACCTGAAGGCAACCCGTGAAACCAAGGCAACCTCCATGCGCGAGATCGCGCAGAAGGCAGTGGACGCAGGTCGGTCGATGGATACCGGCGAGTCGGAGCAGTTCGACACGATCGAAGGCGAGATCAAGCGCCTGGACGACGACATTTCGCGTTACTCGCGCCTCGCCGAGATCGACAAGACCACGGTCAAGGCAGTCACCGAGGACAAGAGCGAATCGACCATCAACCGCAACGGCGAGCGCGCGGAGCTCCAGTTGAAGACCGTCGAGAAGCTGGAGCCCGGCATCGCCTTCGCCCGCTACGCGATGTGCCTGACGGCCGCCAAGGGCAACAAGGAACTCGCGTTCAAGATGGCCGAGCGTCACTACCCGAAGACCGAGAGCATCGTCAAGACGCTCAAGGCCCAGGCGGAAGGCGCGAATCTGGCACAAATGATGCAGATGAAAGCCACCGTCGCGGCAGGCACGAGCCTGGACAGCACCTGGGCGGCGCCGCTGGTCTATGCCAGCACGTTTATGGGCGACTTCATCAACTACCTGCGCCCGCGCACGCTGATCGGGCAAGCGCAGTTCCGTCCGGTGCCGTTCAATGTCCGCATCGGCGGTCAGACCTCGGGCGGCACCGCTGGGTGGGTCGGTCAGGGCAAGGCGAAGCCGGTGACGAAGTTCGACTTCAACGCCACGACCGTTCCGTTCACCAAGGTGGCGGCGATCGCGGTCATCACTCAGGAATTGGCCCGCTTCTCGGACCCGGCCGCCGAAGGTTTGGTGCGCGATTCGCTGGCCGATACCGTGATCGCGCGGGTCGATACCGACCTGTTCGATCCGGATTTGGCGGCGGTGGCGAACGTCTCGCCGGCTGGCCTGCTGAACGGTGTGACGCCGATTTCGATCGCGACCAACACGATCGACTACGCCGATCCGACCTCGGTGCGCTGCGCGATCGCGCTCCTGTGGGCTCCCTGGGATTCCACGAACATCGGCGCGCGTCCGGCGTATTACACGACTCCGGCCGTGGCGCGTCAGCTTGCGATGGCACGCGAACCTCTCGGTACCCTGGCATTCCCGGGCGTGACGATGACGGGCGGAACGCTGGACGGCGTGCCGCTGCGGGTGTCCCAGTACCTCGCGAACGACGGTGGCTCAGGTGGTGCTCCCTTCATCCTCGTGGATGAGGCGGAAATCTACTTGGCCGACGATGGCAGCGTGACGCTGGATGCGTCGGATGTGGCATCGATCGAAATGTCGAGCACCCCGGCCGGTTCGTCGTCCACCACGGTCGCGGCTTCGAGCGTGAACCTCGTCTCGATGTGGCAGACCAACTCGATCGCGTTCCGTGCGGAACGGTTCATCTGGTGGGGTCCGCGTCGCAGCGGCGCTCTCCAGTGGATCGATGGCATGCCGACTGCCTGCTGATGGATCGGGGCTCCTTCGGGGGCCCCTTTCCCCTTCTTGGGGAATATCATGTTCGGTTTCGTCAAGCAGTTGTTTGTCCTGCTGAGAGATTCAAGATCAGATCAAGTAGGCGGCTATGCTCTGCGTGCCGTTCCTCCTGCCGATTTATTGACAGATGGCGGAGACGGGCCGAACCGGCGTTATCGCGTCGATGTTGGGCAAACAAGTTTCTTTGCTGGACGAGAATTCAGGACTTTCCGAGACATCAATCTCACTGATTCGACCCTTGTGATCAAAGGAGTCGTTCCGATCGACCTAATTCTTTTCGGTCTTGAGGTTCAGCTAATCTCTGGCTCACTTCGAGTAGAGACTGTCATCGGCGGGACCGAAGGCGGTAGTTTCAGCGAGACGATTCCGGTCTATCCGCGTAATACCATGAGCGAGCGACCGGCGCCGTTCTACACGCCGCAAGTCGTGGTCACGGCTGGCGGCACGTTGACGGGTGGCACCGTGCTTGATGTTCTCTTGAACAAGACAGCAACGAATGCGAACTTTGCGAGCTCTGTCGGGCTTGCGCCTGGTGACGAGCGCGGCGTCGGCGCAGGCACCTACTACATTCGACTGATCGCTACTGGCGCGACGGTCGGAACCTTTAAATCTCGATGGGAAGAACGGGTATGACTCGAGTGACGTTCACATTCAAGAAGAACGGAAGCCAGCGGATGATGCACAAGCTGACTGCCGACGTTCTGCAGAAGCATGGCCTCGGTGAGTACATGACCCGCGACATGGCGGATCAGCCGATGATCCAGAAGGGCGATGGCCTGGATGATCTCGATCGTGCGCAACTCCATGCGCTTGCGAAGGAGCGCGGCGTCGCGGTCCATCACTTGGCGGGCGCTGACAAGGTGCGGTCGGCGCTGCGCCAATGAAACTGTTCGGGCTAACGATCACCCGCGAGAAGGCGCTCAATGCGATCAGCGGGGCATGGCGCGGCGGTTACCTCAATATTCTTGAGAGTTTTCCGGGTGCCTGGCAGCGCAACATTGAGGAAAAGCGCGGCCATCTGCTGACCTATCCGACGCTATTTGCATGCATCTATCGGATTTCCAGCGACATCGGCAAGCTTCCGTTTACGCTGCGAGTCCTGCAAGAATCGGGCATCTCGATGGTGACCACGAGTCCGGCCTACACGCCGGTCCTTCGGAAGCCGAACAATTTCCAGACAGAAGGGCAGTTCCGTGAGTACTGGCTACTCACGAAACTGATCCACGGGAACGCCTACATCCTCAAGCGCCGGGACGCGCGTCAGGTCGTGATCGACATGTATGTTCTTGATCCCGAGCGCGTCATGCCGATGGTATCGGACGCTGGGGATGTGTTCTATCAACTGCAGACGGATGCTCTGAATACCCTACCGGTCGGTTATCCGGCCGCGAACCTGATCGTTCCGGCGAGCGAGATCATCCACGACCGCTGCATGACGATGCATCACCCGCTGATCGGCATTCCTCCAGTCGCTGCGGCCCACTGGCCGGCGCTGAAGAACATGAAGATCATGCGAAGCGCAACGGAATTCTTCGCGAACAACGCGCAGCCTGGCGGCATCCTGACGGCGCCTGCGGGCATGACGGAGGATGACGCGAAGAAGGTGCAGGACTACTGGAGCAGCAATTTCACCGGCTCGAATGCCGGCCGGGTCGCGATCGTCGGTGCGGACATGAAGTTCACGCCGTTCGCGATGAAGTCGATCGACTCACAGATGGTCGAGCAGATGCGTTATTCGGATGAGCAAATCTGCCAGCCGTTCGGGATTCCGCCTTTTAAAGTCGGGATCGGGACGATTCCCTCGGGCCTTGGCGTCGATGGCGTGAACCAGTTGTACTACCAAGACGCGCTGCAGACGCATATCGAGCACATGGAAAACTTGCTCGATGACGGCCTGAAAATCTCCCTGCCTCTAAGCGTCGAGCTCGATCTCGCGCCGCTCCTGCGGATGGATGAAGCCAAGCGGGCCGAGGTCGAGACGAAACTCGTCGCGGGCAAGATCAAGACCCCCGATGAAGGCCGCATCCGGTTCAATCTTGCTCCCACGGGCGGCGGAGACACGCTATGGGGCCAGAATCAGGATTACCCGCTTGGGATGCTGGCAGATCGTGCGACCTGGGACCCGGCCATGCAGACGCCGGCTCCCGCGACTGCTACGCCGGCCGACGCCGCTCCTGCGGATGCGCCTATCAGCGATGCAAACAAAGCGCTGATCGAGCAGGCGCAATCCATCATCGCAACCCAGAAGGCCATCGAGGCCATGCGGAAATCCGCACAACCGGAGGCCACGCATGTTTGACCCTGAGAAGTTCGGCGAAGCCATGGGCGCCGCGATCCGAGATGCAATCGCTCCCCTGCAGAAGAAGCTTGTGGAAATCGAGTCCCAACTCGCCAAGGATGTACCCGCTCAGATCGAACATTCCGTCAGTGCCGCCGTGGAAGCGCTGCCCGCCCCCAAAAATGGCATTGATGCCGATCCGATCCTGATCATCAAGGAAGTCCTCGCGCAGATTCCGAGCCCGATCAAGGGTGATACTGGCGAAAGCGGCAGGAATGGGATCGATGGCAAGGATGGGAAAGACGGCGAGAAGGGCGAAAAAGGCGCAGACGGCCTTGGGCTTGCCGGCGCGATGATCGACCGGGATGGGGTCTTGCAGATCACGCTGACGAACGGCGAGGTCAAGAGTCTCGGGAAAGTCGTCGGCAAGGATGGCAACGATGGCAAGGACGGGATCAGCTTCGACGCGTTCGAACTCGAATACCTCCCGGAATCGCATGAAATGTCGGTGAAGGCGACTGTTGCCGGCCGAACCAAGGAAGTGCGCTATCCCGCAGGCGGCATCCGCTCGCGCGGCTACTGGCGCGACGGCACGAAGGCTGCGGCGGGCGAGGCTTGGGTGCATGACGGCTCTTTGTGGATTGCCACGAAAGACACGATGTCCAAGCCTGAAACCAAGGGCTCCGACTGGATCATCGGTGCCCGCAAGGGCCGGGACGGCGAAGTCACGGTCAAGACGATCAACGCGGCGCCTCCTGGCCCGATCAAGCTTCAGGCCTGAGCATGGACCTAGTTTCCATTGAGGACGCGCGGAACCACATCCGAACGGACAGCGATGCAGATGACGCATGGTTCGCGGTCTGGATTCCGGCAATCAGTCAAGCGGTCATCTCTTGGCTCAAGGAGGACTGGCGCGCGTTCGAGCCAATCCTCGATGAAAACGGGAACCCGCTGCTTGACAGCAATGGTGACGCGATCCCGTTCGAGGACTCGGATGGGGACAGAACTGTCAAGCCGATGGTTCGCGCGGCATGCTTGATTGAACTGGCCCAGCAGTATCGGTTCCGGGATGGCTCTGGCGCGGCAGTGGTTCCGTCTGAGTGGGGGCATGGCTACGTGCTTGGGGCAGGAGCGACGAGCCTGCTTGTTTCGGTTCGCAAATCGACCGTTCGATGAGCAGCGTCGAAGCCGGGAAACTGCGGCACAGGGTTCGCATCGAGCAGATGGAAAGCCTGATCGATTCGAATGGCGAGCCGGCGCAAGATGATGAGACGGGAACCGTCCTGCAGGAATGGACCGAGGTCGCGACTGTGTGGGCGGCAATCGAGCCTCTGAGCGCTCGTGAGTTCCTCGCAGCGCAAGCCACGCAATCGAAGGTCACGGCGCGGATCACGATCCGGTATCGGGATGATCTGGACCCGGCAATGCGCTTGGTGCATACGAGAACCGGTCGGGCGGATGTTGTCTATAACCCGGCAGGCTTTCTGCCCGATGTCGAAAGCGGCCTGGACTACATCACGATCCCGGTATCGACCGGAGTCAGCCAAGGCCAATGACAATCTGGGTAGTGCTCGCGACGGGACCATCCATGTCGCAGGCAGTGGCGGATCAGATCAAGGGGCGATGCAAGGCGGTAGCGGTTAGCGACGCGTGGAAGTTGGCGCCGTGGGCCGATGCGCTGGTCTCGACAGATGGCGCCTGGTGGAAAGCGCATCCCGAGGCGCTGGAATTCGAGGGACGAAAGTTCGGGGCCATGCAGAGTTTCAGGCCGCTCGAGAAGGTCGAGAGTTTCCCGGCCGAGACTCATACGAATTCGGGACTGCTCGGCCTGATGGTGGCGGTTCATCTGGGAGCGAAGCGGGTTCTTCTGTGCGGGATCGACCTGAATCAGCCGGGGCATCACTTCTTCGGCCGGCATCCGGCGCCGCTCAAGTCCACAAACGCCGCCCGGATGGAAGCGTTCAAGCGGCAATTCGGGCACTACCGGCCCAAAGGTGTCGAGATCATCAATTGTTCGCAGTGGAGTTCGCTGCATTGCTACCCAAGGGCTTCGCTTGAGGACTGTCTCGCTGAATCTGCGGTACTCGCTGACTGAGCGGGTCCAGGCGTTCGAGCGAGGACTGAGGCGGCATGGATTCTCGGTCATCCCGGGTCTGCAACCTGCCGATGCACTGGTGACATGGAATCGGATAGGCGCCGCAGATCGAGTCGCCCGCGATTACGGGCTGGTATTGGTTGCCGAGAATGCGGCATGGGGCAATGGGTTTCTCGAACGGAAGTGGATCAGTCTCGCGAAGGATAGGCACAACACAGCCGGGATGTTCCTGGCTGGCGGCTCTGAACGATGGGATGCGCTCGGCTGCGAGCTAGCACCCTGGAGGACTGAAGGCGAAACGGTGATCCTGTCGCAACGCGGGATCGGCAGTCCTCCAACGGCCATGCCGGCCAATTGGGCCAAGTCAGCCTATCAGCGGTATGGCGGGCGTATCCGGCCGCATCCTGGCAGGAACCCGGCGAAGCCGCTGGCCGATGATCTCGTGGGCTGTGGCCGAGTGTTGACATGGGGCAGCGGCGCCGCGATTCAGGCTCTGATGATGGGCATCCCGGTGATCTCGGAGATGCCGGGCTGGATTGGTGAGCAGGACAACACGGACACAGGCCGGATGTACATGTTCAGGAATCTGGCCTGGGCTCAGTGGGAGATCCATGAGATAGAAAGCGGCGAAGCATTCGAGGGTTTTCTGTGAGGCTTCTTTTTACCGGGAAGGGTACTTCAGGCAGTTGGCAGATTCGTGGTCTGCAAGTTTCCAAGGCACTAGGCGCCGCAGCGGTACCGATGGCCGGCGTACAGGACTGCAAGGCTGCGCATGCGATCGTGGCGGTCAAGCGCATACCCGATTCATTGCTGGAGACAATCAGGAAAAGCGGCCGACCATGGGCCTGGGATGTGGTGGATGCCTTCCCGCAACCGAAGTGCTCGGCCTGGTCGAGACAGGAATCGATCAACTGGCTAAAAGGTGAAGTTCGCCGGCTGGCTCCCACGATGGTGATCCTACCGAACGAGCGAATGCGTGATGACCTCGGGTTTGGGGATGTGATCTATCACCACCATCGGCAGAATCTGACGGTGAACCCGATCCGCGAACGGCTCGAGGTGATTGGCTACGAAGGCTCCCCGACCTATATCCGGGGATGGGCCGAGGCGATCGGCAAGGAATGCGCTAGGCGCGGGCTGACCTTCATGGTCAATCCAACGCAATTGGCTGATGTCGATGTCGTGCTCGCACTGCGCGGAGAAGGCTGGAATGGCTACCCGCAACGACACTGGAAATCGAATGTCAAGTTGGCGAATGCGCATGGAAGCGGAACGCCATTTATCGGCTCGAGGGAAGCCGGGTATCTGGAAACGCAGACGGGCGCCGAGCACTGGGCCGATGATCCTAGGGAACTCTCCACCGCGTTGGATTGGCTCGAGACACGAGATGCCCGATTGGCGATCCGGGAACGATTCCTTGGCGCATGTTTCACGTGGAACATGGCTGCGCATCGGTACCGAGAGGTGCTGTGCAAGCTGAAATCCTGATGGCCGGAAGCCAACGTGGCTTGAGGATGCTGCGTGCGATGGCCGAGGCGGCACCGATCCCTGTCAAGGTCACGGAGCGGTACGAGGGCAACAGCGAAATCCTGATGCTCTATGGCGTGGGGCATCCCGAGCGGCTGAAGTGGTGGAAGGCACACCAGGGAACCCGCATCTGCTGGGACTTGGGCTATTGGAACCGGCAACAGGCGATGCGCGTGGCGGTCGGCTATGAGCATCCCAGGAACATGCCGCAGGCGCCAGCCGATAGATTCAAGGCCTGCGGGATCATGCTACGGAATGACTACAAGCCGACGGGGCATATCCTGCTCGCCGGCATGGGAACTAAGTCACGCTCGATGCTCGGATTCAGGGGTCAGGAGTGGGAGAAGAAAACACTCTGGCGGATTAAGCGCACCTATCCCGAGTCGCGCATCTACTACAAGGCCAAGCGCCCGGAAGAATGGACCGGATGCCGGGTCAGCGATCAGCCGATCGAGCGACTTTTGAAGAATGCGTCGCTGGTGGTTTGCCGGCACTCGAACGTGGCGATTGATGCCTGTATCGCGGGGATTCCGGTGGTCTGCGAGGATGGGGCGGCGAGCGAGCTCTACGGCTCCGATCTCGCGGCTCCGAAGAATCCATCGCACGAAGAACGATTGGCTTTCTTGCAACGACTGGCCTGGTGGCAATGGAAAAACTCAGAGGCGGCACAAGCGTGGAAATTCCTGCTGACGGTCTGCGGATCAACGTCGGATGTGGCGGGAGGCGGATTCCGGGCTACATCGGCATTGATGCCGTCGAACGTCCAGCCGCTGATTTGATCGCGCCGGCTGACAAGATTCCGCTTGGGGATGGATGTGCGGTCGAGGTCATGGCTATCCATCTCGTGGAGCACGTCTATGTCTGGGAAGTGCCTGACCTATTGCGCGAATGGCATCGGCTATTGAAGCCGGGCGGTTTGCTGGTTCTGGAGATGCCTGACCTGATCAAGACGTGCCGAAACGTAATCGAAGGTCGAGTAGTCGGCGGCAAGCATCCTGATCAACTGACGATGTGGTCGTTATTCGGCGATCCGAGGGACAAAGACCCCTACATGAATCACAAGTGGTGCCACACGTTCAAGACCTTAGCGCCGACCGTGGCCGAGGCAGGGTTCATCAAGATTGTGGAGAGGCAGACGCAATGGCATCCAGCCGGGAGAGAGCATCGTGACTTCCGTCTTGAGGCGCGCAAGCCGGAGGGTGTGAAGTGATCAGACTCGCATGCGGATACGATGAACGGGAAGCATTCGGCTATCACGTCTTCTGCTCATCAGTCATTCGCACCAGTTCTGTTCCGGTGGCCTTCACGCCGGTAAGCGACGACCAGGCCGATGGCTCGAACACATTCGTCTACGCACGCTTCAAGGTGGCCGAGCTCTGCAACTTCGAGGGCTGGGCCATCTTCGCGGATGCCTGCGACATGCTCTGCATTGGCGACATGGCCGAACTTTGGGCGCTGCGGGATGAGCGGTTTGCGGTTCAGGTCGTGAAGAACAGCTACAAGACCCGCAACCCGATCAAATACATCGGGACGGCGATGCAGTGCCCGAACGTGGACTACCCACGAAAGAACTGGTCGAGCTTGCAACTTATCAACTGCGCCGCGCCTGAATGGAAAGGCGTGGACCGGAGCCCGAAGGGCCAGCAGCAGTTTGCGGGTTTCGAGGATGATCGAATCGGCGAGCTCCCTGCCGAGTGGAACGTCCTCGTGGATGAGAACGGCAGTCCCGAAGGCGCAAAGCTACTCCACTGGACGGCGGGCAGTCCTGGCTTTTGGCATTATAGGAATGCCAACGGCGCAGAGGCATGGCATGCCGAGCATGAATTCCTGCGTCAGGCATATATCTGATGGCTGACACCACCACAATCCAACTGACGGGTCTGGATGGCGTCTATGACATGCTTCGCTCACTGCCGGCTGAGGTCGTGAGCAAGCGCGGCGGGCCTGTCAAGACTGCGCTCAGGAAAGGCGCTGTCATCATCCGCAAGGCCGAGATCGCCAATCTCCGGGTCGTGACTTCCAACCAGACCAAAGAAGAAAGCATCTCGACGGGCCTGCTGGCGAAAAATGTCATTGTCAGCCGAGGCAAGCCGCCGACCGATGGGAATGGTGAGCGCTATCTCGTCCGGGTTCGCCGTAAGACCTATGCGCGCGTGAGTGGCAAAGCCGTGACGACGCTCAAGACTGCGCAACTTCTGGAATACGGATCAAGCAAGCAACCGGCCGAGCCGTGGATTCGGCCAGCCTTCCAATCGAAGGCAGCAGAAGCCATCCGCACGGTAGAGACTGAACTCGTGGCAGCGATTGATCGGATCGCTACCAAACTCATGAAGCAAGGAGGCGCCTGATGCTGCCTCCTGTCTTCCCGGCGCTGAAGGCATCTGCCTCGGTGCGGGCGATCGTTGGCACGAGTCCGGCCAGAATTTACCGGCACGGCGCGGCCCCGCAAGGGCTGACGCTGCCTTACATCACATGGACGCTCGTCTCCAGCGTCCCAGAAAACAACCTCAGTGATCTGCCGCCGACCGATCGTCAGACGGTACAGATCGACTGCTGGCACCAGAATTCGGATGACATCGATACGCTCGCCACGGCTGTGCGCGATGCAATCGAACCGATCGCGCACATGACATCGACCCTGCTCGATGAGCAGGAACCCGAAACGAAGCTTTACCGAATCGGGCTGCAGTTCGACTTCTGGGGAAGATGAATGGAGCAGGCCTGCGCGAAATGCAGAGACTTTAAATCAGCCGAGTTCTTCTATCGAAACAAAAAGAATGCCAACGGGCTAGAGAAGGTATGCAAGCCTTGTGTATTGCTGAGCAGGGCGCAAAGATACGAATTAGACCCAAGTTACAGAGAAAAACAGAAGGTAGCCGCAACCGAGCGGAACAAACTTATTCATGCACAAAGGCTTGTCGCCGCTTCAAACAAATACAGAACAGACGAAGCCATGCGCAAGCGTCTGGCTGCCAATCAGCGAAAGCGCTATGCGCGTGTTCGACTCATGGTCGAATTTAAAATTCGATGTGCAGTATCAACAGGATTGCGGCGCGCGCTTGGATCTTCAAAAGGCTGGAGCAAATCATTCGACATCGTTGGATACGATAGGCAAACCCTAGTTCGCCATCTTGAAAGGCAATTCCTTACCGGAATGTCATGGGAAACCTATGGCGATTGGCATATAGATCACATTACCCCGATCAGCAAGTTTGACTTCAAATCTGATCCGCTACAGACGGTCAAAGAAGCTTGGGCGCTTCCGAATCTGAGGCCACTTTGGAAGGCCGACAACATGCGAAAGCACGCAAAAACAACGCATCTCGTTTGAGACTGCGCACGGTCCAATCGGATCACTTCTTCGGCAGATAGCCGGGGACCAACCACTTTCACCCACCCCACCCGCCGATGGCGGGTTTTCTTTTTCAAGGAGCCATCATGGCCGTCGTTGACAACGCCTTTGAGACCAAGGGCACCCATCTCTATTTCGTTGATCCCGTCACCCATGCCGCTGTGAAGCTGACATGCCCGACCGGGATCACCGGCATCGGCGGTGGCTCCAAGGACAAGATCGATACCACCTGCCTCGATGAGACCGGCGCGTATCGCACCTACGTCGGCGGGTTCGCCGACGCGAGCGAAGTCTCGGTTCCGTTCATCCTGTACAAGGGTGACGGCTCGCACGAATCACTGTTCACCATGCGCGACAACAACGCAGTTGTCAGTTGGCTGGTGGGCCTGAGCGATTCTTCGACGGCCCCGACCGTCACGAGCAACTTCGAGCTCGACCCGCCGAATGCACGCACCTGCCTGACGTTCGACGGGTATGTATCGAACCTCACCATCGATGCAGCTACCAATGAGGTCGTCCGCGGGACCCTGACGATCCAACCGAGCGGCACCACGACGTTCCATCCCGCCGCCTGATGGACATCACGAAACTGATGGCCCAAGCGGCCATTCAAGAATGTGATGTCACCTTGGCGGATGGGACCGTCGCCAAGTTCCCGTTCAAGCGCGTGGGCTCCTTCGAATGGACTCGCTTTCAGGCTGGGGTCGCCTCTGGCGATCCTGGGCTGATGGCGCAGGCCATCATCAGACTGATCGCCTGCAGCCTCTGCGAAGCCGATGGCAAACAATCCCTGACAATCGAACAAGTCGGCACGCTCGATCAGGGCGTAGTCGATTCCATGTATCAGGGCGCCATGCAAGTCAACCGGCCCAGTGGCCGGGGAAAAGCATCGGAGCCAGGGGCGAAGAATGGTTCTGGGGAATCCTAGCCCTCGCACTTGGCGGTCGCACGATCGATGAGTGGAAGGGGGTAATGACCCCCGACGAATTCGAGTTCTGGATTGCTTTCTATCGAGCTCACCCGTTCGATGACTACCATCGCTTCCACCGGCCAGCAGCGCTCGTGGCCTACTCCAGCAGAAGCGGGCCTTCGGGTATCGATCCGCTGCTGGAATGGCTGGCTCCGCAACCCAAACCGCAAGGTTTGAGTGAGTCCGATATGCGAACCTTGAAAACGTTCGGCATCAAGCCGAAGGCGAAGGAATAGGGGATGGCGGCAGGCTCAATCATTGTCGATCTTCTGCTTCGCACGGGCAGCTTCCAGACGGATACCGACCGCGCGGCAAAGCAACTCACGAAGTTCAAGAAGGAAGCCGCCGACGCCGGGAAGGCGCTCGGGGATACGATCGTCAAGCTCGGCGCGATCACGCTGGGTGCTGGCACGATCGCGGGCTTCACCGCGCTGATCAAAAGCACGATCGATTCCGCCGATCACCTGAACGACTTGTCTAAGAAGACAGGCGTTGCGGTCGAGACTCTGGGTGGAATCGGGTTCGCTGCATCGCAGGCGGGTGGCGATCTAGAAGGCGTGACGGCCGCTTTCGTGAAGATGGACAAGTCCATCGCCAGCGCGCTCGGTGGCAACAAGAATGCGATAGCGGACTTCAAGGATTTGGGGATCAGCCTCCAAGACCTGAAGACACAGACGCCGGATCAGATATTCGCGAAGCTCGCTGATGGATTCGCCGGGGCAGAAGACGGCGCGCTGAAGACGGCTGCGGCCACGAATGTCCTTGGCAAGGCTGGCGCTGATCAACTCGCGCTCCTGAACGACGGCGGCGATGCGCTACTGAAGAACATCGAGTATTACAAGCGCTACAGCGGCGTCACCCAGCAGACGGCAGAGCAGGCCGACCAGTTCAATGACACGCTCGGCAAACTGAAGTTGCTGAGTGGCGCATTCGGTCAGACGCTAGCGTCCGAGTTGCTTCCGACCCTCCAAGGGATGGCTGATCTCTGGCTGGAGAACAAGGAGAAAGGCGATCAGTTTCGCGGCGTCGCGACCACGATCGCGGATGCGTTCAAGGGAATCGTTGCGACGGCTGGCGCTGCCGTCATTGGCATTGTCGGCATCGGGAAAGCCTTTGGCGGCTTGATCGCTGCAGTAGAAGCCGCGAGGAAGTTCGACTTCAAGGGCGCCTTCAATATCGGAAAGGAAACAGCCAACGATCTGGCAAATTCCAGGGACTCGGCGGTCAAGTTCTTCGATGCGGTATTGAACGGCCAGAAGAAGACCGACACGCAGCCGACCGCAGCAACGCCAAAGCGCAAGCTGACGCCTCGCCGCGACGAGAGCGCCGACAACGAAGCCGCTGCGGCTCTGAAGAAGCAACTCGACGGTCAGATCAAGCTGATTCAGGACTTTGCCAAGTCCCAGGCCGATGCTTTGCAGATCGGCAATACCTACCTCGAAGGCGCCTACCAAGAAGGGCTTCTAAGCCAGCGCGACTTCTTCACGCAACAGAAGAATATTCGCGATGAAGCGCTGAAAGATCAACTCGAAGCCATCGACAGGGAAATTGCGGCGCAGCGTGCATTCATCAGCAATCCATTGTCGAAGCCGGCTGATCGGGTCGCAGCGGAAGAAAAGATCAAGTTAGCAGTCCAGCAAAGAGCCGAAGCGGTCACCAAGGCATCCGCAACCGAGATTCTGGCGAACCAGGCCAGCCAGCGAGCGGCCGAACAGTTGGCGGATTCCTATGACAACCTGAAGGCGCAAATCCTGCAACTCAGCGGGAATGAGTTCGGTTCTGCTCAAATTCGCATTGCCCAGCAATTCAGGGACGCGCAGCGGCTGATCCAGCAGGCGGGTGGCGATCCACAAGATGCCGTCCGGCTACAGCAACGGCTCGAATTCCAGGCCACTTCCATCCAACTACAGAAGGATTACAACAACCTTCTCGCCGATCAATCGCGCCGCGAGCAGGAGATTTACCTTGATGCTGCGAATGGTGGGAAAGGCGAGCTCGAGACGCTGGCGGCAATCCGGGATGCGCGCAAGATCGCGATCCAGCAGCTTCAGGAACAGGCCGCAGCAGCGGCACAATTGGCGGCTGTCAGCGGCACCGACGAGGACAAACGTCGCGCGGCCGATCTTGCGTTGGCTGTCAAGAAGGCAAGCGCCGAGATCGATCCCTTAGCGCAGCGGATCAATAAGAGCCTAGAAGATAGCCTGAGCTCGCCGCTTGCCGACTTCATCAAGGGCACGAAGTCCGCGAGTGATGCCTTCGATGACTTCGCGCGGAATATCCTGTCCAGCGTCGCCGACCTTGCGGCGAAGGATATCGCGAAGGAAATCTTCGGCAGTGCAAACGGACAAGGCGGCGCGGGAGGTTTTGTCTCCAGCCTGTTCGGGTCCGGTAGCGGTTCCTCGAGTGGCGGCCTCGTGTCGCAGATCGCCAATCTCTTTGGCGGCTTCTTTGCTGGTGGCGGCGATCCGCCCTTGAATAAGCTCAGTGTCGTGGGCGAAAAAGGGCCTGAACTATTCGTGCCCAGGACAGCAGGAACAATCCTTCCGAACGATCTTCTGAAGGGCAATACGACCAATCAGCGCACGCAGAACAATTACATTTCTGTGTCGCCGCCAGCGGGGACGGATCGCAAGACCGCGATGCAGATTGGTGCCGACATCGCCCGACAATTGGCAACGGCTGACCGGAGAAACAACTGATGGCCTTCAAGGAGTCCCCACGGTTCCCAGAACGAATTGCCTTTGGGGTGACCGGTGGTCCCGCGTTCAGCACGTCCATCGTGACCGTGACTAGCGGCGAGGAATCGAGGAATCAGAACTGGGCCGATAGCCGCCAGGAATACGATGTCAGTACGGGCGTCAAGACGGAAGCCGACTTCCGGGTGATCGGCGCATTCTTCCGCGCGGTCAAAGGCCGCAAGGATGGCTTCAGGTTCAAGGACTTCGCGGACTTCCAGGCGACAATCACAGAGGGTGTAGTCGAAGGGATTACGGGCACGACCTTTCAGCTTCAGAAGAAATACGTCAGTGGCAGCGATGTGACGCTACGAGATATCAAGAAGCCGATTGCCGGAATCGTGTTGAAGAACTCCGGGACGACCCTCAATACGCCGTCTGACTACACCTTGAACACGGCGACCGGTATAGTCACGACAACGGTTTCCAGAATAGCGGCCAACCTCACATGGTCAGGCGAGTTCGATGTTCCCGTCCGGTTCGACGTGGACAAACTTGTCGGGCAGATTGTCAGCAAGAACCAGCATGATGGTCTATTGATCTCCTGGGATTCGATCCCGCTGATCGAGATTCGTGGATGAAGACAATTCCTGCTGCGCTGGCGGCTCACTACGCGCTGCCTGCGACTTCCATTTGCCAATGTCTGGAGATGACGCTACGCGACGGCACTATCGTCGCCGCGACGACTCTCGACAAAAGCCTGATCATTGATGGCTTGGTCTACGAGGCATGGCTCGATGTCAGCCAATTGGTTTCTCAAGCCAGCCTGGGGACTGATAACTTAGAACTCAAGATCGTCACCGATGAACCAGATCTTCTTGCTGATCTAGAAGCCGGTCGGTACGACAACGCGGCCTTTTATCTTTTCGAGATCAACTACGAAACGACCAGCGATGGGGTCAACGATCTCAAGCGCGGGACGACTGGCGAAGCGCAGATCACCGACACCGGCAGCTATACGCTCGAGTTCCGAGGTCTGACGCAGGCGCTACAACAACCCGTTGGCATCGTCACGCAGCGTACCTGTCGTGCTCATTTTGCTGACTACCCGCGCGTTGCCGGTGGTCCTGTGACGATCGAATCCGATGGCATCTCGGGCGGTGCTCCCTGTCGCCTCCATCAGGCCGATTGGAGAGTGACCGGGACCATCACGACGGCCACGAGCCGGCAGATCGTGAGGGATACGTCACGCACTCAAGCCGACGACTGGTTCACGGCTGGATTCCTCAAGTTCACTTCTGGCCTGAATGCGAACTATGAACGCCAAGTCAAAAGCTATGTCTCGGCCACGAAAACATTCACCTTCACATTACCGTTTCCATTCGACATTGAAGTTGGCGATGCCTACAGCGTGATTGCCGGATGCCAGAAGCGGCTCACGGAAGATTGCAAGACCAAGTTCAACAATGTCCTGAATTTTCAAGGAGAGCCGCATCTCCCGGGCATCGATTCGATCACGAAGACCCCAGGGGTTGGAACATGATCGATGGGGTCACCGTTGCGCGTCAGGCCCGTGAGTGGCTTGGTACGCCTTACGGGCATCAACAGCGCATGCGTGGGGTTCTGGTGGATTGTGCTGGCTTGGTGATCGGCGTTGCGCGTGAGCTCGGATTGATCGAGCCGACGTTTGACATCACTGCCTATCCACGAAGTCCTGATGGAAAGTCGCTGCTCGAGCATTGTGATCAATGGATGACCCGCATCGATAAGAATGAAATGCAGCCGGGTGATGTCATCGTGATCCGCTGGGCCAAAGACCCGCAACATCTCGGGATTGTCGGCAACTATCTATACGGTGGTTTGTCGATGATCCACGCCTATAGTGACGGTTCATCTGTCGGTGGTAAGGTGATCGAGCACCATCTAGGGCCGGCGCATCTGGCGCGATTCGTTGCGGCCTATCGGATGCCGGGGATCAGATGAGTACGCGTCTCATTGTCTCGGCCGTCGTTGGGGTTGCGGTCGGGTACTTCGCTGGACCGCAGGCCGG